TCGACCGTGCCGCCACGCTCGCTGCGCAGCGTCTCGCGTGCGATCTGGTCGAGCCGCCTGCCGCCATAGGGCACGGTGTAGCGCATCAGATGAGCCCTCCGAGATCCGCGATCCGGCCGGTCTGGCCTAAATAGCTGTCGGCCGGCAACAGCAGCAGGCCGAGGCTCACGTCGATCTGGCGGCCGACGCCGTCGAACGGGTGCAGCCGCTCCTCGTCGTAATCGAGCGTTTCGATCGCCACCATGCCGCCGCTCTCGCCGAGGTAGTTGCCGCGCAGGCGCACATAGGGGACGATTGACTGCGCCCGGTGATAGCCCTTGAGCAGCGCCAGGGCATCGAGACCGCCGACCACATGCGGGAATGTCACGGCCTCGATCGTCAGCCGCTCCTGGCCAGCGCCAGTGATCTGGTAGGCGATGCCGCCCTGCACGGGATGCGCCGGGAACCGGGCCTCGCTGGCATAGCTCAGCCGCTGCGGGTTGAGCCCGACCGTGTAGAGGATCGCCGACCCGATCGAGAACAGCGCGCCGGCGTTGGTGAGCGCAGGTGTCATGTCGGCACCCTCGCCAGATCATGCTGCGCGCGGGCGAAGGACCGGTTGACCGCGCGGGCTTGCTCGCGCCGGGCCTTGGCGGCCGCGTGCGAGGGGTTGGGCGAGGTGATGTGCTGGGTCACCCGCAGGTTTTGCGAGGATTGCAGTGAGGAATGACGCTCGCCAGCGGTGGCCGGCGCAGCATCAGACCCACCGGAGCTGCCAGGGCTGCCGGGTGCGACATAGGTCGGCGCGATGGTCGGACTGACGGTAAATCCAAGCAGCGCCTTGATCCGGTCGGCGATGGACGCGGCCTCCTGCTCGGCCGCCGCGCCCTCGCTCGCCAGCCCCTCGACATAACCGCGCATGCTGGCCTCGGCCTCGGGCCGCAGATCGTCAGAGAGCGGCGAGCCGCCGATGCCCCACATCGTCTCGCGGCGTTTGCGTGCTGCGTCCCACTCCAGTCCGGCCTCGTAGTCCTCGACGCTGTAGCGTTCGCCCTCTGCCCGGGTGCGGCCGTACTCCTGATACGCATCGATCACGTCGAGCCGCTTTGAGGCCTCCGACGGCTCCCAACCGAGCAACTCCTCGAAAAACCGGTTGGCGCGGTGCGCATTGTCGGTGCGCGCGTGCATCTCCTGCTGCAACGCGCCGGAAGAGCCGGGCGGTGCCTTGAGCGTCGACGGCTCGTTCGTGCCGCTTTCCATCGCGGCAGACAGCGCGTTCATGGCCTCGGTCAAAAGCGGCAAGGTGTTGGCCGCCAGGCCCTTGGCCTTGGCTGCGACATTGGCCGAAAACCGGTCCCAGGCGGCGCTGGCGTTGTCCGTGGCGATCGCGAAATCCTCCATGACCGTGCCCGGTGCCGCGTCCATGTCTTTCATGAGATCCTTGGCGGCCTGCAGGCCTTTCAGGCTCGCCTCCAGACCCGCCAGCGCCTGGACGTCCGGCATCAGTTTGGCGAGGGCAAACCCGTCCGTGCCGACCTTGCTCTGGATCTCCTCCAGAATTGCCATCACCGGCGATGTGCCGGCTGCCTGAGCGCCCTGCAGCGTTTTCTCGACGTCGATCCCGGCCTCGGCGGCGTTGGCGATGAAATCCTGGCTGCGGAACTTGCCGAGCATGTTTTCAAAATTCGTCGCGGCCTCATCCGACGAACCAGCTGTCTTGCGGATTTGCTGTCCCAGGGCGACGAGCAGCTGCGTGCCCGACATGCCACCCTCGCCGAGCGCTGACATTTTCGCCGCGATCGACGGAAAATGCCGCGCCATATCCTTGACCTCGAACTGGCCGGCCTTGCCGCCGAGCGCCATTGCGTCATAGGCCGCCATCAGCTGGTCGGAGCCGATCCCGAAATTGTTTTTGAGTGCAATCGTGGTGTTGGCAGCATCTTCCGGGCTCGCGCCGGTAGCCTTGCCGAACACGATGGCGCTTTCGGTCATCGTGGCCGCCGCCTCCGCGTCGAGACCGCCCGACATCAGGAGGCCCATGACGCTCATGGCCCCGCCCGTACCCGTGCCCTTGCGCGCGCCGATCTGGGCCAGGATCTTGTCATAGCGGGCCTGATCCTCGGGGCCATAGCCACCGAGGACGCGGAGCTGGTCGGAGGTAAACTCGTCCCCGGCGGCGGCCGTAATCGAATGACCGGCGATGACACCGGCACCGGCAACCGCACCGCCGAGCGCATATCCGGCACCGGCCGTCAGCGGGATGAACGCATCGCCGCCCAGGCGGTCATAGGCGGCGCCTGCGATACTGCCGCCGCCGCCCGCACCGCCGCCCGTCAGGCCGGGCCGGACCGGGCCGTAGCCTGAGCCATTGAGCGGGCCACCCATGCGCAGTGCGGCGATTTTTGCCCGTTGCGCATCGGCGGCAGCCCCGATGTCCTTGATTGCCTGCTCGGCCGCGTTGGCATCGGCGCGCAGCCCGTCGAACGCGCCATCGTCGATCCGGCCGAGCGCCTGGCGCACGGCCTGGGCCTCGGTGCGGATGCCCCGGATTGCCTCCTCGGCGCGCTGCGCATCCGCCCGGATACCCGACGCCCCGTCGCCGATCCGGCCAAGCGCCTGCCGGGCCTCGTTGGCCTCCTTGGTGATGTTGCCGAGCTTGCCTTGGGCAGCCTCGGCATCGCGGCCGAGCTGCTGCAGTCCGGTGCCGAGTTCGGCTCCGACGCGGGTGCGGCCGAGCTGCTGGGCGGCCCGGCCGAGCTGCTGCAAATCCCGCTCGGCCTCCTCGGCAGGACGCGAGAGCTGGTTGACCAGGCGCAGGCGCAGGGCGACGTCGAGATCACTCATCTGTTGCGGCCTCCACCTCGCCCCCACGTCTCGTCATAGATCGCACGCACCTCCGGAAACCATCGCAGCGCCTCGTCCCAGGGCATGTCGAGGAGCGCCGGCAGCGGCGTCGAAAACGAGCTGGCGAGGCGCGCGATGTAGGCGCGCCAGCGCGGCAGGTCAATTACGACACGGTCTATTGGCCGGTCACTGTCTCCACCGGCCGGAACACGGGGGGCAAAAAATCCCAGCACACCTCGACCACGCGACCACCGTCGCCGGCTTCCAGCCCGCGCAACACAGGGGCCGGCAGCTGCGTCATCTCGGCGTAGATGTCGTAAAGGTCCGGCGCGCTCGTCCGGCTGCGCCGGTCGAGGATGTCCCCGACCTGGCCGACCGTCAGCCGGCGCACGATGACGCTGGCAATGTGGCCGAGCTCTGGGTGATCGAATGCAAACTCCAGCGGCACGGTGGTCGCCACCGACCGGCTGAAGGCCAGCTTTTCCACCTCGCGCGCGGGCAGCGCCGCAGCCGGCGCGGTCGGTGCACCAGTGGATGCGCCAGGGGATGCACCAGTCGATGGCTTTGCACTGCCGTGGCTCTGCGCCGAGTTGTCCAGCTCGGCCCAGAGTTCCTGCGGCGGCATCGGGATTTCCGATACGGCCGGAGCCTCGCCGGCTGCCTGCGGCACGTTGACGATCGCAACGGGGACGTTGGCAACGGGTGTTTCAGTCACGTTCGAGCCCATCTCGAATGCTCCTTAAATCAGCCGGTCAGGCGGCGATGATGCGGTTGTGCTCGGCGGTGTAGTTGACGCCGTTGATCACCAGAACGTTGTTCTGGATGTCGAACTTGTGCACCGTGTTGCCGTCCAGGATGTCGTGGTAGAGCACGATCGAGGACCAACGCAGGCGGGTCGGCGCTGTCGCCTTCTGGCCCTTGACGCCGCCCTGGGCGTAGCCGTTGAGCAGGCCCTTGAGCATGACAACACGGCCGCGCATCTGCACCTTCGACCCACTGCCGGTCTCACCGGTCGAGGCGGCGGGGAAGACGTTCAGGAGATTTTCGTAGTAGGTGACCGTGGTCCAGTCGCCCGGCTCGCGGCCAAAACGGCTCTTGAGATCTTCATGGACACCATTGACCGCCATTTCGCAGGTCAGCGCCGCGATCTCGGCCGGCAGCTCCAGGCCGAACCAGCCACCACCCATCACGAAAGGCAGCATCTCGCGGGAGAGCTCCGGCAGCGTCGTCTCGTCGATGCGCAGGCGCTGGTTGACCTCGTTGCAGTACCAGTTGGCACCGCGAATGATGCGATCCATGATTGATCTCCTTAGGCGGTGACGCGGATGTTGGACGAGCCCAGCTGCGACAGGGCTGAGGCGATCGCGGCCTGCAGCACATCAAATGCCTCGGGCATCGGCTCGTCATAGAGCTGCAGGTCGATCAGGTCGGGCGTCTCGGCCCACCGCATGCGGACCCGCATCGCGCCGGCCGACAGCACAGATGCCGGGTTGGCCGACTTGGACCACAGCACCTCGTAGTCGATGAGCGCGCCCCGGTTTACAAGGTCGGACAGGAACTGGTCGAGCGCCTGGTAAATCAGAGTGACCATGTGCTGCGTGATGTCCTCGGACACATACTGCCGCATCGGCCGCAGCATCGCTTTCGAGACCGCCAGGCGCGTGCGGATCGTCTTGATCGAGCGCCAGGACGAGACGGTCGGGTCGGTGGCCGTGGTGAAGGGTGCCCAGAGCTGGTTGCCCTCGATCACCGTACCGACGCCGGCCTGGGCGAGCTGGTTGGCCTCCGATCCGGCATCGCCGTCGGTGTATCCGACCGGGACGGACGTCCCGAGAACGCCCTTGAGAGGCCGGTTCCAGAACGCCTTGTAGGGACCGCCCGTCTCCTTGTCCCGCCGCACCATGGCAGCAGCGACCGAGGCGGACAGCGGCCGGGTGACATTGCCAGCGCCGAAATTGTAGACGCCGGCCGGGTACATGCCGATGACGTTCAGCGCCGTCTTGAAATCATTGGCCCAGGTGATGGCACTTGCGACCGACGTCGACGGCGTGTCGGCGATGACCATGCAGTCGATGATCCGGTCGGCGACCGTGCGCGCTGCCGCGACGATCGCATTGGCCGCATTGCCGATCCGATGCGCGGTGTAGCCCGGCGCGAGGATGCAGCCTGGCTCCAACTTCAGGTGGGATTTGGCCTCCAGCAGCGCCCAGACGCCGGTGCCAGCCCCGGCCGAGCCGACGATCGAGTTGATCTCGGCCTCAAGTTTCTGTTGCGCATCGACCAGGGCCGAATGCTGCGCGCGGACAAACACGATGTCGGTGCTGATGCCCTCGGCCTTGATCTGGTTGACCGTGTCCTGGGCGACGCCGGCACCCAACTTTGTGAACTGGTCGGCGTCATCGGTGGAGAGCCGCACCGGCTCGTTGATCGGAAACGCCGTGTTGTCGGCGAGCGGGGCCGGCAGCACCAGCCCGATGACCGTGCTGTCGCGCGTGTCGATCCGGGCGACGGTCGACCGGAGGTCGGAAAATCGGCGAACGCCGACGAAATTCGTGGTGCCGGACATGATCCATCCCGTGTGTGATCAGTGAGCGATCTGCTGGGATGAAGAGTACGGCGGCGCAAAAAAGAAACGGGCTGACACCAGTCAGCCCGTTCACAACAAGGAATGAAAAGCGATCACCGGAACATAGCTTGTCCGTAGGATCGTATCAACTCATGTGCCTTTATAGGTTCAATCGATGTGATGTACTTTTTTTCCATAAGGTCATATCGGACTACGCTAGCTAACGGCTCGGCCATGCCAAAGCAAGTGCCATATGCCCGGCAGGCTCGGTCATCTTTAGGGAGGGTATCGTCGAAAAGTAACGCCATGTTCTGTTCGTAAAACTGAAATCCCAAGAACGTTAGAACCTTAGCTTGCCTTATCATTTCAGTGGCACGCGCCTGCGTGTTGATCTCTTCGCTGCGTGCTTCGGAGAACGTGACAAGCTGCTCATCCACCCGCGAAGGCAATTTCTCAGGATTGGGCTCTCCATAGTCGCAGCACTCCGCCAATCCGTCTTCAATCGGTTTGAACCTGCCTGCTTGTCCGTACATATGTACAATATCTAACTGCCGGAACATGCGCCTCGCCTCGTCCGGCTGCAGGTTAAAATAATGCATCAAAGTGTAGTAGAAAAACTGCTCTATGCTTCGATCATAGTTGAAGACAACAAAGCCGATTTTTCCCAACAGCGCCTCTACATCGCGCTTTTTTCCGGCGCTTACAATCAGCTGCCAAAGCTGACCGAGCCAAGTGTTCCGAACTTGTGTTTGTGCGAACTCTTTTCGGTCAACCAAGCTGGTGAGCCGCATCACACTGCCTGTCGAAAGGCCCTCGCCCCTCTCGTTCCTTAAAATTTCATATGCGATTGCGATCTTAGCGACGGCCGCGACTGCTCTATCTTCGTTGTGGTTATTTACAAAAACATCGATTGAAGGGGTGTAGGGCATGCCGGTCACGATCAAGTTTACCGCGCGCTCGACCTCCCAAACTTCAAATTTTTTGCTGTCACTTAAGCGCTTAAGCCAATGCTCGATCCCGGTGTATCTATAACCGTACGCTTCGACTTTTGTGTACTGTATTGTACCTTGCAAGGTTTTTTTGATGTTTTCTGCCAAGCCGGAACCCACAGGAAAACCAAACTCTGCGCTAGCGCCTGCGCCAACAATAAAGACCGTTTCTCTTGCAGACGTCATGTTAAACCGCTCCACCGTGGTCAAGGGTGGAAAACTGGCATATCAAGAGCTAGTTCGCTAGGTGCAGCTTCTTCCCTTACAAGTTTTCCTGGCAAGCGCGCTCAAATCCTCTCCTGTCTTCCTCGCGCGCTGTTGCCGCCCTCGTCGGGCTCGATCGCGGCGAGCCAGTGCCGGCGCAGGAGGGCCGGCCAAGGCACGCGGGCGGCCCAGCCTCCGGCAACGAGGCTCTTGCCGATCCGGCCCGACAAGC